CCAAAAATGTTCTTTAAGTTCTACTACAGAAAACAAACTGTTATATTCTCTTTGATTGTTTAAAAATAAATTAATTGCATTACTATAATGCACTTCGTTAATAAACGGATTTGTTAAATGTGCCCATACTATGATATCTGCATCAACATATGATATCATATTCTTTATCATCTCATTCGGTGTACACTTAGATTCGTTACAGAAATATTCAGGACGTTCTATGTAAGTAACTGATTTATCGTTACATAGTTCGTTAACTTCAGAATCATTTGATCCAACAATAACTTCATCAATTAACCTAACATTTTTTAATTGATCAATTTTTCGTTCAATTAAACTTTTTCCGTTAATTTTTTCCCAAGTTTTATTTGGAATTCTTACACTACCTTTCCTGCAAACTGTTATACTTACTATTTTCATAAGCTTGCATCTTCCATGCCGGCAACTCTGAGCTTAACTACGTTTGTAATTTGCCATTGCTTTTGATCAAGAGCTTTGAGTACACCTAGCCACTTGTTACGCATTAGTGCAAACTCGTTAATAATTTTTTCGTAGTCAACCACGTCTGCCTCACCGTCTACGTATTTTTCAACGTCACGGCTTGACAGAGCTCGTTGATAGTTTTCAAGATACTGTTTAAAGAAAGAACTGCGTAGTCTCCGCAGCTCAATATTTAAATAGTTTAATATGGCTTCTAGTTCTTGTAGCTGATTAAATCGATGCTCAACTATACCAGGCATTTCGGACGCTGCACGTTCTACATTGCCTTTTAGTTTTACTTCTAATTTTGCATCTACAAGTTCTGTTTCAAAATATTGTATAGCAGCAGGGATCTGATTGATATCCCTGCTGATATTACTATACCATCCCATTTAGTCTTCCCATTCATTATCTTCGTCGACTAAGTCTTCTTCGTCGATTTGTAAGAAATAACTAATTGCATTGTCGAGACTTGCGTCTACACCAATGCAATCTTTTAAGGTAATGTCGTCTATTCCGTAGTCAGCAAGAAGATCTACATACTTCTCGGCAACTAGTTCGATTTGTTTTTTGTCTAAATATTCTTTAAACAAAGACCAAATATCGGCTATTTGTTCTTCATTCATTTTAGAATTGCTCCTCATTTTATTCGAAGCTCTCCTCATTTTCATCAATAAGGTCGGCATCTACTGTGTCACTATTTAGCACAGGAGCAAGTTTTTCTTCGTATTGGTTCATGATCATATCAAGCTTGTCGCCGATCCACTGCTTACGATAATCAAGGTGTTCTTCACCATTTACGTCGATATACTTTAGACGATTGCCTTGCTTTTCTAGCAAGCCTTTCTTTTCAAACAATTCTACTAGTCCGCTATAAGGATTCATACCTGTTTCGTATGGAATCTTTACTTGCACACCTTCGAACGGTTTTGCATAACGAGTCTTCATAACTTTACAGCCTGCACGTATACCACGTACTTCTGAAATCTTATTACCAGCCTCGTCTTCTTTTAGTTTCATCTTTTTCATTGCAACAACAATACTTGATGCATAGATAAAGCCTTGACCGCCACTAATTTTGTCATCTGGATCAAACATATCCTGTGATGCATAAGTGTGGTTAGTACATACTAAGCCTACGTTACAACTACCAATCATGTTAACTGTGTTACGAACAAGTGCGGTCAATTGCTTAGGCTTACGACCCATATCACCTTTCATATCACCTTTGTTAAACTGATCAATATCAGTAGGTGTTAGTAACATACCTAATGAGTCAACTACAAATAGTACCTTTGGGCGATCTTCTTCTGCCATAGATTTGTAGTCTGACATAAACGTACTAATAGTTTTAGCAACGTCATCAATCATGCTCATGTTTAGTTTAAGTAGTTTTTCTTCTGATGTGTCTACGTCTAGTGCGTGTAGCCACGATTCGTCAAGTGCGTTCTCTGAGTCAATTAGTACTACAAAGATACCTTGTTCTTGTGCATGTTTTACAATATTACCTGCACAAAAATATGACTTGCCAGCGCCTGATTCGCCTGCAAATACAGTTACCTTACCGAGCGGAACACCCTTGTGAAAGTCGCCGCTAATAAGATAGTTCAGTGCATATGAGCCTGTGCTAATCCAATCAGTTGGATCATTGAAGCCTGTACTCATGCCTGATATGCTTTTTGTTAAGTCCTTACGGAACTTACTAACATCAAATGATTTAGCCATAGTTACTCCTTATTAAGCTAGATAGTTGGCCCCCGTAGGGGCCATATAGTCGTATTAACCTTGACGTGAGCGGATCATTGCAAGAATGTCTTGTGCTCCGCCTGCAGGTTCAGCTGCTGCTGCTGGTGCCGCTTCTGCTGCTGCTTCTTCAGTTGACTTAAAAGGAATGTCATCGTTGCGTGGATCTGCTGCTGGAGCAGGTGTCGGTGCACTTTGACTTGTAGCAGTTGCTTGTGGTGATGCTGCTTTCATTGGATCACCTGTACGTGCTTGCATACCTGCAGGACGGAAGTATTGACTCCAACGTTCTGCATCATATGCTTCGCCATCTACAGATGCTTCAAACATCTCTGACATTACCTTAACTTCTACTTCGCCTGGTTTCTTAGGCAAAAAGTCGCTCATGTTAAACAAGCCGTGTGTATTTACTGCATTCATTTCAGCATCGCCTAATGGACGCTCTCTACGTGCCCATGTGCTTGTGCCATAGTCTGCATAACCACCTTTTGATGTTTTGTTAAGACGGAAGTCTACACCAGCAGTATAATCTGTTGGTAGTTCTTCCATGTCAGGATCCATAAGAGCCTGCTTAATAATTTGAAAGATTTGAGGACCAATAATAAAACGTCTAATTGGATTCTCAGGAGTAGTGTCGTCTGTTAGCGGATTGTCCGTTACAAAGCCTTGGAAGATATAAGAACGTTTCTTCCAGTATTTACGACCCATATCTTCAAGAGCAGGGTCTTTAAACCAACCACGTACTTCTTGTAGAATGTTACATCCATCACCATACATTTCCATACATGGAACTTGTACTTGTACTGGACGTGAGTCTGTCTCACCCTTAATACCTTGGAACGGTAGTTTGATCATCAAACGCTCTTTCCAGAAGAAAGTGTTGTCTGCGTCCCCGTCAGGAAGGAAACGGAAAGTTGTACTTTCGCCTTCTTTGATATTCCAAAATGGGTAAATTGCGTTATCGCCGCCGCTTGTTGAACCACCTGTTGAACGTGTTTCTTGTTCTTTGAGCTTCGCTCGGATTTCTGCTAATGATGCCATAGTTGTGCCTCCTAATATGTTGCCTATGTCGTTGTTTAAGTCGTGTGCCTAAGTGTGCAGCACTATTACATACTACACGATATTATTTATCTTGTCAAGCATAAAATGCTTTATTATTGGATTTATCTTAGTCCAGCTAGTTGACGTACTCTGTCGTACTCTTCGTTGTCAGATTCTTTATGTACAGAATAATGTGGTCCATCATCGTGTGGAAAAGGTTGTTTGTCTAAATGCCGGCTAATCCTACGCCCAACAAACTGCCCTACACGCTTATTGCCTAGGGCCTTTCTAGTTGTTTTTACTAAAAAATGTCCATCTGGTCCATCGCCCATGACCATATATTTCATACCAGCTTCTTTGCTATTATGCACAGCCATAATGTCATGGTTAAGACCAACTGAAATGTGAACGTGATGCCCATCTTTATTTTCATCATCTGTTTCCATTTGCTGTGGTTGATCACGCATTTGCCACTCTTCGAACTTTGCTGATACTTGTTCAATGAATGACTTAGCAGGATTAATAAACTGCTCACCATAATCTTTTTCTACCATAGTTAATACAGCAGTTTCGCCTTTTGGAAATTGACCTGACTCTTTATCGAAGTAACTTAGAATAAACTCACCTAGAGGTGTTTTTTTGTCTTTTGTTTCTTCATCGTCGTTGCCCATTGCTTTTTTAATTGCAATGTCTTTTGCTGCCATATAATCGTCTGAGTCAATGTCGCCATCGTCATCATGATCTTTTCCGCCTTCTAATTTCATACCATTAATTAATTCCATTACTGGATACAATACAGTTACAATAGCATTACCAAACTTGCCGTTCTTACCTGATCCTGGCTCAGTTTCTAACTTCTTTGCTTCGCCACGTAGTTTCATCATTGCGTCAATTGCAGCTTTAGCGTTTTTATCCATGCCTCTAAAATCTTGAGTTTTATTTTGCAACCATGTAAATACATCCCATACATCGTTTGCATACTCGTTTGCTAAGTTGCCAGCGTACTCGCCATCTCCGGTTTCAATCTTTTTGCCTTTGCCACGCAATGCGCCTAATACATCAACTGCATCTTTTGCATTGTTAATGTATGCTTCGTCTACTTCTTTATCTTCACCAAACTGACCCATCATTTCTTCAAAGCCTTGCTCTACAGCAATTTCTTCTTTAGTTTTCTTTTCAGCTTTGCCGTGCTTCTTTTCACCTGCATAAGCCATAAGTGCTGATTCGTCCATCAAATCATCTGGGCCTAGATCTTGTGCTTTTGTTGCTTCGCTTACTAGTTTATAAATGTATGGGAATACATCTGCTAGTTCTTCATTAAACTGTTTAATAGTAAGTTGATCAGTCCAGTTCTCTGCAACGTCTGCTGGTACATCTTCTAAAATAGGTACTTCATATGCAGCAAATGCCTCTGCATAAAACTTTGGTTTTTGTAGAGCAGTAATTGTTTTTCTTACTGTATTGATACGATCTTTAACAACATCAACATACTCGCTTAGGCTTTCTGCCATTACTGCTGAGCGACCCATGTATGATTTAAACTTGCGTAGTTTTGCCATCTCTTCTGATAGTCCAATAATGTGCGAACCGAAGTCATCATACAAGTTGCCGCCTTCTGCTACGTGACGAGCCATTGCTCTTGCGCCGCTTAGGTGCTTAAATGGATACTTGAATCTTTCACCGCCTGCACTTTCAATGTAGATAGTACCAATCTTTTTTGTACGTGGATTGGATGCTTCTAAGTTTACATTTTCTGTATGCTTAATCATTATACGTGCTTCGCCAACCTTTTGATAGCTAGTACGTGCTGTGCCATATAGTTTTGATTCGTTCATATTACTGTCCCCGAAACGTCTGTTCGCTAAAAATTTATAATCTCTTTTTGTTAAATTTGATTTAGTAATATCTCTTACATCAAAGTCCATTAGTCGTTTTTTGCTAAACTGTCTAAGGTCTTTTAAAAATTCAAACCATGTATTCTTTGTTGCACTATCTTCGTTGGCAACAATATCTTTGGAGTATATTACTGTTAGGCCGTCATCTTCTGATATAGACACACTTACATTACCAAGCGGTCTGCCTGATTCTTGATATTCAAAATCAAAGAATCTAGCGTCTGTTGGTTCGTTAGTAGTCTTGCCGTCTTCGCCGCCGATAGTGACGCTAGGAAAACGACCTCTAATTTTATCGAATAATTCTTCGCCTATTGTGTTAAGATCTTTCATAATGTATTTATCAATAATTGCTACTAATGAAGATAGGCATTGGCATATCGTAATCGTCTAAATCATCTGTTTGATTAAACGAATCATATACTCGCGGGTCCCAATCTTTAAGCACTGCCATCATTCGGATAGCAAGCAGAGTTGCACTTACTAAGTCATCAGTCGTGCCAGGCTTTGCTTGATACGAACTTGACGTTGCAACAAAGTTTTTTAGTTCTGATATCAATGGCTTACTTAATACTTCCATTTTATCATTTTCGACCATGGTTTTTAATCGACTACACGCTGTAATTTTTGTACTGTGTGTAGTATTAAATCCTTTGCGGAATTTACGGACGTGGCCCTTGCGGATAGGCTCACTGACGAACAAACCCGGAATGTTCTCTTCACCGAAGTCGTTTATAACGATAAGGGCAGCCTCGCCTATGCCATTGTTCTCCACGCTCCAGTAAATTCCTTGCGGGTTTTGCGTTTGTTCTACTAGGTATTTGCACACCTCAGATAGAACTCTAATCTGTCCTGGAATAGCAGTTGTATTGTGTTGCCATTCAGCAACTTGTTTGTATGTTGGTAATTCGAATACTTGTATTGCAGCATAGTCACCCCCGGTTCCCATCGATGGATCTAATGCAATACAGTATGTATAATCACTTGTTGGCTTCTTGTACCAACGTATTTGTCCCATGTTAGTGATTGGCGAAATCCCTGTCATGTTTACAAGTTTAAGACTGTTAATTAATGTTTCATCAAAGACTAAGAACTCGCAGCCGTATTCACGACGAAACTTTTCTTCGCCGATACGTCCGATTTCAGCCTTCTTCCATTCTTCGTCACGATCAGGATGTTCGCTCCAGTGTGCAATAAACGAGTGAAAACCGTTTGTACCTAGCTCTTGCTCGTTGCCATATTCATCAAACTTATCTTCAGCTTGTTTCCAAATAGTAGCAAACGTATCTTCATCTGAGTTTGGTGTACTTGTAAGAATAGCACGACCACCTGTTGCAAGTGTAGGTGATATCGAAGTCCAAAACTCTTCAGCAATATTAGGCATAACAAATGCAAATTCGTCACAGTATAGTAATGAAATTGACATACCACGTCCTGTGTTGCCTGTTGTTGTTTGGCTAACTATTCGACTTCCATTTTCAAACTCTATTGAACCTTTGTTGTAACTTGTAACACCTGCTCTAATATGATCAGGACAACTTTCATAAACAAAGCGTATACGAGACATAATCTCTTGGGCACCTGTGTACTTGTGTGCAGCAATAAGACATGTCTGATCTGGTACAAACATAGCATACCATGCTAGGTATATACTAGCACACGTAGTCTTACCTGTTTGCCTAGGCATCATATTGATATTAAATCGATAGTTATGGTACGAGTGCATTAGTCCTAGCTGATAATCAAACGGTTCAAATAACAGTTTACCTTTTACTGGATGTTGGATATATGCAAACTTCTTTGCAAAGTATAGATACCCAGTATCAGGATCCATACATTTTTGTAAATCCTGTATTTGTTCTTCGGTAAATTGTTCTTGCTTATTTGCTTTTTTAATAAGAACACCGTCAAGTGATTTGCTCATTTAAACTCCAACTGCATTAATGTTTGATCTAGTTTTCCAAAATTATAGATATGAATATCTTGTCCGTTAAGATCCTTTACAAACTTAACTGTATTAAATCCGTCAGTAGTTACATACCGCATACCTTTTAGATTACCTAGTGCATGTGCTAAACTATCTGTCAACCCGCATAGTCTAATATATTTATATAAGCCTTTTAGACTACAATTACTAGGCACACCTATCTTAGTTTTCTTAATCCAATTGTTTAGTATCTTAGGGTTAAAGCACAACTGCGATATGCCGCCGCCTCTAAACTTATTGTAGCGTACCCACTCTACATTGTTAAAACTTTCTGATTGAGGATATACACCACAGGATAATTCAAATCCGTACGGTGCTAATTGATCATATAAGTCAAATACAGTTTGGTATACTTTACCTTCATATGTACTGCCGCCTATACACAATATTTTATCAATACCGGCTTTCTTTGCAGCAATACATGTTTCATGCAATTCAGATTCAGTCTGAATATTTCTAGCACCTATATGCATTACAGCTTTTGCACTACCTGCAATTTCATTTAGTTCAATAGCAGCGTCTTTTACTTTTGATAAGTGTGTACCTGGCAAATGTGTTATGCTAACTGCACTTGCGGTATCAACTGCATAGTGAGATAAAACTTGCTTAGGTGTTTTCTCTATACTAATGTTCATATTATATTTAACCAAAAAAATAGCACCCTAAGGTGCTATTTGGGCCGTTCGCTCTGTCGGTAGAACGTTCTTATTTCTTTTTAGCTGCTGTTTTTGCTGCTGCGTTCTTACGTGCAATCTGAACATCTTTGAAGTCATTCTTGCCGTCGTCATTTAGATCTGGTTGCTTTTTCTTTTCGCTTAGTGCAGACATTAGCTTTGATTTAAGCTGAGACTCAAGTGTTTCTACATCTACACCAGTTGCACGTCTTGCTAGTTCTTGTTGTGCTGCTGGGCTTTTACCTTTGATTGAGTATGACTCTTCTTCGCCGTCTTCAATTGCCATTGCATTGTCGCCGCCTGCTGCTGGCTTGTGCATTTTCTTTTCACGGTTTAATCCACCTGATAAATCTTTAGTCATCATTTGATGATCGCCATATTCAGGATCTGGAGCATTATCATAAGCTTCTTCAGCTTCGTCATCCATACCAATTTCTTCTTGGCCTACTGATGGTTCCATGTCTGGTTGATCATCTGGTTCGCCTACGATAGCATTTAGTCTTTCCATATCTTGACGCATTGGCATCATAGCTGGTGTTACTGGCTCTGCATCTTTAAGACCTGCATTTTTCATCATATTAAGTAAATCAGATACATTCTTTTCACCACTAGCATTTAAACTAATGTTCATTGTTACTGGGCTGCCTTCGTCTGCAGGTTGCGGTGCAATCATAGGATCAGCACTAGCATTCATGCCACACTCTTCGATATTATCCATTGATTCGATTAATCGCTTCATATTCATTTTATTTCTCCGTTGTAGCTGCTTTTGCAGGATCGTGATCGCGTTCTTTGCGAGCAGTTTCTAGTTCTTTAAGTAAGTCCATTACTCTATTACCTGCTACTGCATCTTGGCCTGACTCGCCTTCTAGCTCTTCTTTAGTTAAGATAGGTTCGTATGGGCCGTCTTGTTTTTCTTCTTGTTCTTCAATTCTAGGATCATCTGCACCACGTACAATGATGTGACTTTGATTAATACCGCAGCAACGACCAACATACTCTTGTAGTACTTGTGTTGTTGTTGGGTACGAAACTTCTACATCATAATATGTAACTTCCATATTTTGTAGCTGCGGAAAGTCTAGTGGACGTTCCTGAATTGGTGTTTTCTTACCTGTTGACATGTTTACTAGTGAAAACTTTTCTAAGCATGTTTCTAAGCTATCTACGCAACCTTCTGGTAGTTCGCCTGCAACGCCTATTTTGAATTCATATGTCTTTTTAGATTCTGTTAAAATATCTGCGAATGATCTCATTGTAATTCCTTATACATTATTTATCATTATCTATGCCTTTAAGCTTCTGTAATAAGCTATTGCGGTCAGTAACAACATACCCTTCACCGCTTACAATGTCGCCATCACCGCGGGGATTATTGTCTTTGTCCATCTTTTCTTTCTTTAATTGCAAGTCTACCATCTTTAATTTTTTATCTAGTTTTGCAATTTTAGCATCTAATGATGTTTTAAGCATTGTTCCTGCTACTTCAAACACTCTGCCACTGTAACGACTTTCAACATTCATACCTAAATCCATTAAATCGTCGTATGCAGTCATTGCTTTGTCAGCAACTTCGTTAAGCTCTTTATCAGCCATTTCGCCTAAGCCTTTAACAGCTGGCAATGCTGTACTAATTTTATCAAACTCTTCTATATCACGAAATGTTTTTTCTTGAGCTTTTATTTCTTTTTTAACCTCTTTCTTTTCTTCTTTTTCTGCTGCTTGAATAATTTCTTTAGAATCTGGCAAATTTAATAAGTCTTCTAATTTTTTAGTCATGTAAACGTTCCATTATATGCTACTATTATTTAGCAAATTTAACGATCATATACAGTAGTATTTTGGGGGTTAACTTTTACAGGCTTGCAATATGCAGTAATTCTATGTTCCTCAGGTACCATCCATTTACTGCCATAATTTCCATACTGCATCGGTATACGTCTAGCATAGTATTGACAGACGTCTATACTTCTAAAATACATAGGACTAGGCTGTTGTTTTGCGTCTTCACCTGATCCAATAAGAACTATTAATATAAATGCATGTATCACTAAGCATCACTTTCTACCACCAGTGTGAAAAATGTCTTGCTCAGTTACAATACGAAAGATCACACCTTTCTGTTTACACCATGCTCTTGCTGCGCCCCACTTGGCTTGATTAATGACATAGTGTGCTTGATTGTATTTCGACTTGCCTACTTTTTCTTTTAGTGCTTGATTACTAGGCTTTACTTCTATTAACTCGTTATGTTTTTTACCTGACACATCCATATAACTAATAAAAAAATCTGGTACATATATTGTTTGTTTACCTGACAACGGATTTCGATATGGTATGCGTATACCTTCGCTTACCCATTTCTCTACATTAGGATGGTCATCACAAAACTTCATAAAATGATATTCCCAGCCACTACGATATGTCGGCGAGGTATTGCCCATATACTTGTCTGGGTTTTTCATATGAAACTTACCTTGGGCGAATCTTCTGCTCATAAAGTATTTATGGTTGAGTATTCTTATATGGATGGTTTGATGGCAAGCTTCCGGTCAATCCCCATTTATGGGCAAGATAACCTTCTGCTTTTTCTATATCGTCAATATTAGTGCCGCCTGTGCCCGGCAGGCCTGCTACATGGAAGTATTCTGCCATACGCCCGTCTAGTTTTAGATTTGCTCTATTACGCATCATCCGTATATTTGCATTATTGTCCATTGAATTGCTATAAGGGTCTATACCAGTTCTTGTAGTGCCGTTTAATCTACCAAATATTTGGTTACCTGTTTTATTAAACACTATACTAACTATAACCCAAGTAAATGACCCGACGGAAACAGTAAAATTATTTTTTGCAATGCCGGATGAAATACTATTAGTACCGTCATAATCAATCTCGCCAGGCCAGCTTGAAGAATTGCCTGAACTTACTGCATAAGTTCGTGTGCCGTCAGCACTAAAGAAACTATCCCTGTCGCCTGTAACACTGTGCCACTGAAACACACCAATAGCCCAGTGGTTACCGCCACTAGCATAAGTTACTGATCCCCTAGTTAAACTTTCATTTCCGTCAAAGTCCCATACATTTAAACTGTTCAATCCGTTAGTAATTCTTGTAGGTGTACCGTCTATACTTACTGAAACATTCGTTGCTGACTTGTCTGATACAGTATTAAGTGTTGAGCTGCTTAGTGTATAGCTACTAGTATCACTAGCATCTAACCAAAATGCAGTTGTAATGTCAGTACCTGGATCCCAATTAGGGTAACTTGTATCATTGATTCCGACTGCTGCACTTACACCTAACCCATCTAGCGTAACAGTCATTGTTTCTAAACCTTCGAGTAAGTTATCGCTTGTTATGTTAAATATTTGAGAAGTGCCTGACAATGCTGTAAATACTCCTGTCAAACTTGCGCCGTCTATGTCTGCACTAGATACGCCTGTTATTGTAAAAGGTATTTGTGTATCTGGACTTACATTTTTTGTTTGTAGTACAAAGGTTACATTAGAACCTTCATTAGTTGTAACTACACCATTTGTGGTTAAGATATATTCCGGATCTATATCAACTAAAGTATTCTGTCTAGGAAATAATTGTGCTTGAGATGTTAATCCCCTCGATACGTCTTTGGACTTGCGTTTACCCTTTAAAGTGTTGCCATTCCATCCGCTAATATATCCTTCTGACTTTCTTGGGTTATGAGAAAGCACGTATTCGTTAGGGCTATTGTGTTGAGAAGTGTCATCGTCGTATAAGCCGCCGGCAATATCAAATGACATGTCATTACGTTCAGAAGTATTATGTATTAAACTATAAGCATCTTCTTGTGAAAACCTTTTCCTCCCACTTGCTGCACAAGCTATTATACCAGCTACTTGAGGACTGGCCATACTAGTCCCGTTAATAGGATAAAACCAATTGCCGCTGCCTCGAGTTGCTCCTTTTGTGTCTACTATGCCTACTCCGTTTAAACTACCGGTGATAGTAGCAGGATTAGGCCATGCAGATAAAATTTTATGTCCTGGTGCAAATATATCTATAGCTGGTCCAAAGTTACTAAAAGAAGATCGTCTAAAGTCAGCACGGTTACTTAAAGAGCCAACAGTAATTGCACCAGAGTCTACACTATTAGGCCAAGCACCTTTCATATAAGGTATGGTACCTATTCCTCCGTTAATTGTTACAGTGTTATTCCAATTTGGATCTAATGCGCTTTCTGCCATATATAGATTGTCATTGCCTGCGGCACCTATAATTACAACTCCGTCCTCAATAGCATCTTGTACATCTGCAACAATTCCAGTACTATAAGATGGATATGCGCCTGTATTAAATCGTAGTCCAAAATCTCTTTCTAAAACACTTTGAGTCCATCCTCCTGAAGGAGGAGATGCTGGAGTGTAAGTTGCTCCTTGATATACAACCTGTGTAATATCTCCAAATACAATACTAGTTTCATCTGTTTTCACTCTTACGCCGCCGTAACTGTGATTTGTAATTGTAGGATTTCGATAACCTGTTTCTAGATTAATTTCTTTATTTAAATGGAATGCTCTCAAATAATCAAAAATTAGATATGGTCCTACTTGCTGTCCTGTTACATACGGACTTAGTACAGCTAAATTGTAAATATTTGCTTCATTTGCCCAGCCGTAATGTTTTCCTGCAATAGTTCCTCCAACGTGATTGCCATGATATACTGGAAGACTATCATTTGTATAGTAGTTAATGTTACCAGTAGGTAATGTTTGACCGTCGTCGTCGATAGAGCTTACTTCGTTATTGTGTATGTTGAACCATTGGTATTGGACAAATCTATTTACATTTGTAGTAGGACCATACCATTCTTCACAATCATAAGCCATAGTATCATCTACTATTACTACATCAACATTTTTACCAGCATTATAAATTTCAAAAGGTCCTGCTGTTGCAGTTTCAACTGCGTCAGTCGATCCCCAATTACCTTTTTGTCTATCTGCAATATTGCCGCTGCAATGCAAATGCGCCCATTGATAATCATTTACACTAACAGTGGAAGGTGATATTGTATCATCTTTCCAAAATGTTCCATTAATTTGATATGGTTGATTGGGTGTATACATTTGCCTTGCAATTTTAATTTCTTCTACAAGTTCTACTGCCCATACTCGATCATCTGCTAGAATATCATTTACTTGCTCTGTTGTTAGATCATAATGTGTATTTCTGCTCAAGGGACGCTTCAACAGACATTTATATCCTGCTGACGCCATATCTAAATAAAATTGCTCTAGATCTTCTTTACGAAAAAGAGTTACAATATATTCTGCCATGTTACACCTCCAGTGCTACGTAGTGTAATGTTACTGTTAAATCTTGTTGGCTTCCGCTTTTGTTAACAACTTTTGCATATACTTGAGCAGCTGGTGTTCCGTCATTGTTCCACCCTATTGTACCAGGTGTAATGTTAATTGTGCTACCGTCTGATGTAATAACTTCAGCAAGTACACCCGAACCTGCTTCAGGATCAGTATTAATATCTCTACCTGCATCATTAGTTCTTGATGCTGTGTCAATATACAATGTTACCCATGCAGCATGGCTAGTCTGTATTTTTAATAATGTAAATGTTTTTGCGCATGGAATTGTAATATCAGCAGCTGACTCATCTCCTAATGCAGTTGCAGTAGCAGCGCCTGTTGTTCTTGCCGAAGCAGTGCTGCCTTCTCCTACAATCTTAATAACACCGTTCATTGAGCTATGGTTAGTACAATAATAATATAATTCATCCGGTGCATCCATTGGTGGTATAAATGTTACAGTACCTGTGCCTCCGTTATTAGTAACACCGTCGTTATATAAAGTACCTGCTGCTGAATTAACAGATTGTATTCTAAATGGGTGAGAGCCTGAAATGTTTTCAAATTTATATCTTTCACCTCTCTTTAAGTATAGTGTAGGATTATTTGTGTTTGATAGAAAATATTTAGAATCAGCATTAAACACATAATTAGGACTCGCACTTCCTGTTAAATCAAATTCATTTTCAACAAATCCAGTTACATCACCAGTTACATCACCAGTTACATCACCGTAATACATTGCTGTTCCTGC